CGCGATTTCGCTGCGCTGATACTTTCTCGTTTCGAGAAACTGGGAATCTTCCGGCGTGATGCCGATTTTTTCGTACTTCGCGCCTTCTTCGAGAAGCGCAGTCTCGTGAGCGTGCTCGCCGCTGGTAGCACTGTCAAAGGATTCCTTGAGGCGCTTGTAGGCAGCATCCGAGAATTTACCAGGATGCGTCAGAACGCCGCTCATCTTGGCGCCGTTGCGGAATAGCTGCCCGCCGAATTTCTCCGCAGCGAGCGCCAGCCCTATCGATTCGCGCGCGTAGGCAATCGGCGAGATGCCGAGCCAGCCGTTGAGCGTGAGGCCCCGCACGTGGAATAGCTCCCCGGGCCCCATGTCCTTGAACGAGCCGTCCGGCATCGTGATTTGATAATTGAGCGCAAAGCCACTCTTCATGGTGACGTTGACCATGTCCGGATGCAGCGGCAGCAGCTCGGCCACGTCGCCCGAGCGCGTCCTATTGATCCACGCGTAGCCGTTGCCGCGCAGGCATAGAGCGGCGACCAGCATCTCGAAGAACTCGACCGAGGTCTGCCATTCGTTCGGCTGATAGCGCAATAGGTCGTAGAGTGAGTGATCGAGCGCCGGGGTCCGCTTGGCGCCGGCGCCCTGCTGATAGACGGTGCATGGGAGCATCGCGATCGATTCGGCCAGCACTTTGACGCAGGCGAAGACGGCGGCGGACTGCATCGCCGTCTGGGGGTTCACGACAATGCCCGACGATGCAGCGCCGCCGCCGAAAGCCCACGCGAGATATCGCTCAAGCACTTGCCAATCCGGAGAGACGCTCTTGCGCGCCCAGGAGGTGAGCTGGGACCAGAAGCTCATACGCTCAGCACCCCGCGCTCTTCGTAGACGCTCGGGCCGGCACCATCGATCGGCATCACGCCGACCGCCATCGCAAGAGCGACCATGCCGTCGATCCGGCCGGTCGCGGTATGTTTGTCGAACTTGCGCGCGCCGGAATCGCCTGATACTTTCGCATTGGCCGCGCACATGCGCAGAATCGGATGATCGCCGTGGCGAAGGCGTGCGTTCAAGAGCATCACCTCGAGCTCGCGCAGCGCCGGCGTCATGCTCACCGTTCCCTGACCGAAGTCCTGGAACTTGGCGAGCTCGGCCTCGGAAAATCCGGCCTTCACCAGCCAGGATCGAAGGTGTTTCATGTTGTAGCGGTCGAAGCCGACCGCCTGCACGTTGTAGCGGTCGAAAAATCCGCGCAGATATTCGGCCACGAATTCGTATTCGATCGCGCTGCCCGGCGTCGTCTGCAGCAGACCCTCCTTCGCCCATTGGTCGTACGGAACGCGATCGCGCTTGGCCCTGTCCGCCAGGCCCTCGCGCGGCAGCCAGAAGGTCGAATGCACGCCGCCCGTGTCGTCAACGCCGATAAAAGCGGTGAGGTCGTTCACGCTTGAAAGGTCCAAGCCGCACCAGACCTTGCGATCCGTCAATTCGCCCGGCTCGCCCGAGTTGAGCGACCACGCCGCGCGCGAGACGAACGGCGAGCGCATCTCGACGCGCCGGTTCAGGATCAAGTTTTCGTACTCCGGCTGGCGCGACATCATGCGCTTGGCATCCTGCGCCATCGCCCGCACCTCGTCCCGATTCATGAAAAGGTCGAAGGCCGGATTGGCCGCGCGGATCGCCTCGTCCGAAAACGGATCCTCGATTTCCTCAGGCGCCGATTGAAAGCGCAGCACGGTGCGCGGATCGTGGCCTGCGCGCGCATCGTCGATCAGGATGCTCAGTAGGTCATCGTCCTTCGGCGCCTGCGTGGAAATCACGATCGACAGCGGTTCTTCCTGCGCCGCGGTGGCCGTCTCGAGCGCTTCATAGAGCTCGCTGCGCGGCCCGCGCACCTGGCCGAGCTCGTCATGCACGAGCAACGATGGCGAGATGCCGAACGCGGTTGCGGCCTCGGCGGACAGCGCGCGGTAGAGCGTGCCCAGGTCCGAGCAGAAGAGCTGCTTGATCGTGTCGCGGATCACGACGCAGCTCTGCAGCTCGATCGACATGCGGACCATCTTCGCCGCGAGCGAAAATAGGATCGCGGCCTGCTCGCGCGACTGCGCGGCACTGAAGAGCTGGCTGTTCTGCCGCGCCTCCGGCCCGCACAGGTGCAGCAGCAGGATCATCGCGGATTCGGTCGTCTTGGCGTTTTTCCGGCCGCGCGAAATGATGGCCCGTCGCGTGGTAGCCGGATTGTCGTAGATCGCGCGGAAGTCCTCGCGCATGAAATCCGCCATGCGCAACTTGCGGCCGACGAATTTACCCTCCGGAATGACCAGATAGCGCTCGCACCAGTCGATATTGCGCTCGGCCCGCGACTTGACGCGCGCGCGCCTCACCCTTTAATCCTTCCACGGCTGGAACTTCGGCCCTTTGGCCGCGTTGCGTCCGACAGTGCCTGGCGCTGCCCGCGAGGATGGCGTGAGCCGCAACTTGCCGGCGAGCAACGCGACGCTGCGTGCAGCCCGATCCTGCATGGCCTGCAGCGCCGCCCACCGCTGCATCGTCGTCCGATTCTTCGTCCGGCCGGTATCGAACTTGGCGAGCTCGCCCGCGATCTGGTTAGCCAATGCTGCAGCGCGGCAATACTCAATCAGTACCGGATAAGCCTCCGGCGCGATCAGGTCGGCGCCGCGCGAGGCAATCACCGAATCCCAAATCCGTCCCTGATTCGGCGTCAAGCCTTGCGGATGGGCCGCAACGGCTGCCGGCGAGGCCGGCGCCACCACCGAAAGAGCCGCTGCCGATGTGCGTCCGCGACTGCCCATGCCGGTCAGCCGCCTACCGAAGGTTTATGGACGGAGTGGTGCGCATGCGGTTTCCCATGCTGCGAATATAGAGATTGCGGGCCCCCCTAGGCACGTAGGAGCCGCGATCGATGGCAAGTGGCTGCATGGGGGCAGGTGCCTTCGGAAAATCGCTCCTAGCCTCGCACCGACACCCTAGCTGTGGCGTTTTCGGGCATTGATGCGGTCACCCAGAAGCCAGTGGCGTTCTTAACCATGCCAGCTTGTTGCATTTCAACGACAGTACGGCAGCGTCGCCCTCCTTGGTCTTGTGGCCTGCCGAATTTTCCAACGCGATGCTTGTCGAAAGCGGTCGATGACCTGAACACCTCCCCACAGCCTGGACATTCGTTGCGATCACCGCGCAATGGCACTGTCGTATGCGCGCGCATTTACGCTGCATTCCAATGATGGCTTGGATTGATCGGTAGCCCGGCGACATTGGCGCCCGTTTTCACGCAGCCACGTTCCTGCATGCTTTTGGCGTGGTGACAGTCGTCGCAAAGCGGCTGCCGGTTCTCATCGGTGTCTTCGCCACCTTGGAAGAGCGGGATCTTGTGATCGATTTGGGTTGCGCCTTTCACCAAGCCGACCTCAAGGCACCGTACGCAGAGCGGCTGACCGCGCAGCAGTCGCGCTCGGATGCGTTGCAGGCGGCGACCGCGTATGCGCTTGACCATCGTCAGCACAATGCGTTGGCTTTGTTGGCGGCGCGAACGAACGTATTCATCGCCGCGAGTTCTTCGTCCGTAGCCACTCGAATGTGAATTTCTTCCCACGGGAACCAGCCGCGAAGCCAGAAAATATCTGCGGGCGTGAGGTGATCCCACATCAGAAAAAATCCTCGCGGGTGATGGCGCAGACCAGCGTGTGGCATGCCGTCTTCAGCATGAAGCGCGCCCAAATGAGCCCCTGACGCTCGACGTTGCGATTGGCCTCAAGCTCCTTGATCAACGCGCGGGCTTGGCGCTCGAGCGCTCGAACATGCATCACGAGAGCTTCCTGCTCGACGGTGCGCCGCGCTTGCATGGCGAGGGAGGCTGGCGCACCGTGGTCTTCCATGTGGTGGGTCTGGCAAGTGGCAGCCGGACGCTCATGCGGCGGCAGTGTATGCCCGCTCTCCCGTCCAGGTCAACGGGTGGTCAGATCCCGATCTTCTTCGACGCGGCCGCGATGTCCTCGGCGACCTTGGCCGCGATCGTCGGATGAGCCTTGCCGTACATCATGCCGAGGACGCCGACTGCGCCGTGCGAGACGATCAAA